CCGCATTAGTTAATAATACAAAATAATCTTTTATGGTATTTTTTAATCCTTTAAATGGTCCCGCAGGTAATTTATCAATCCAATTAATAACTTTTGGCCCCCAACTCTCCGAACTTTTTAAAAATTTTCCTATAACTCCAGGTTCTTCAGCCAACTTTGTAAGTTTTGCAACCGCTTCTAATTTTTTTGTATTATTACCAGTTTTAATACTAGTTTCTATCAATTTCATTGCGGAGTTTAATTCTTTAGCGGAATTTCCACCTATTTTTAAAGCTCCTATAACAGGTTTTGTTGCTACGTCACCAACATATCCAGGAACGGCAGCTATTAATGTTAGAACACCAAATAATGTTTCTCCTTGAGAGAAATACGAGATTGCATTTATTGTATCTACAATTGGGGTTGGGTCAACTAATCCTAGCACATCCATTACTGTGTTGTACCACTTTTCTTGTAGTAGTTTTGCATCAGATTTAGAATTTATTTCAACTAAAGAAAGAACTAATTTTTTTTCTTCTTCTGAGAGTCTGACCCAGTTTTCTTGAGCCATTCTTAATTTGTTATTAAATTCTATATTATTTTTTATTACTTCAATTTGTTTTTCACTTAGAATAAACTCAACCATTACTATTTTTTTTATAAATATCCGTAAATAAAAAAAGGGTCTTAACGACCCTCTTGAAATTCTAATTCCATTTGTTTCTTTTTATCTATAAATGATTGTACTCTTTTTCTTGCAACCTCGGCGTAGTTTTCACTCAGTTCAATTCCAATCCAATTTCTACCTAATACTTCAGCGGCCACCAAACTAGTTCCGCTACCTGCAAATGGGTCTAAGACAATATCATTCTTATATGTAAGAATCTTAATAGCCTTCGTTGGTATGTCCATTGAGAATGTTGCCTTTGTTAGTGACTTCGTATCTGCAAAGTAATCCCATTGTCCGAATACAAGTTCCATAAAATCTTTCTTTTGGTCTTCGGTATAAACCATCTTCTTCCTTTTAGTACCATCTTCATTCTCAATCATAGTCTCAATCCCAACCCATTCTGGTGTGCCTTTAATTTTCTTAATATGATTCTTTTTGTAAGCAAGAATTATACACTCCTTTGGATTATAGATGTATGGTGAAGATGGAGACATCCATGAACCCCAAGCTGTTGTCTTACTCCTGTGTGGACTATTCTCTTCAAGGTCAACCACACCAAAGAAACCAAATCCAATTTCTTGCATTATCTTCCATATCTCAGCAACCATAAAGATTCTTCCACCTTTCTTCTGTCTATTAATCTCGTATGGGATGTTAACTGCAATTCTACCATCATCCTTCAAAACTCTGAAAGATTCGGTTAACCAATCTTTTGAGAATATTTTATAATCTTCAAATTCAACGTCATCATCATGAATATCATAATTAATACCAACACCATACGGAGGACTAGTGACTATCAAATCAATAGAACCTTCAGACATTTCTTTCATAACCTCAATACAATCACCATTGGTGATTTTCCCTATAAATTTTTCCATTATAAACTTTCTTCTTTTAATTGTTTTCTAATTTGTTCGGCCATTTTTTCTTTTTCTACTTTTTCGTGGTAAATTATATCATACTCTATGTTTGAACCAAAATTAATAGATTCAATATCAGGTATTTTAATAACCACAACTTTACCCTCACCCAAAGGTATCCACAAATGTTTTTTAATATTCCTTTCAACTTCATCTGAAGTTAATGGTGTTTTTTCATTTACCTCACAATCTAAAATACAAATCAAAACATTCTTTCCTTCCTTTATTTTCTCCTCTACTAACCAAGAATTTTCTGCATGCCATGATTGCCAATAACCGACAAACATTGAATATTTTAATTTTGGATATACAGGACTCATTTTTCTAAATTTTGTATTTTTCTGTTAAGGTAAAAAGATGCTTTTTTTAAATCTTCTAACTCTTTATCAGGATTTTTTTTACCCGCTCTTGCGACGTATTTTACAACATTAAACAAATACGCATCTTTATCCAAATCCCAAGCTTCACAAACTTTAATTACTTCATAAGGATTTTCTTCACCTCCGTAATGATTTGGGTGATTTACCATATTATTTTCCATCTTCAGGTATTTTTGAATGTTCGTAAGGATATGATTCCAGTTCTTTTTTATAATATTCATTAGTTAAAGAATTTTCAATTCCCACAACAATGAATCCTAATATTAAAGAGATAATCATGAGTATAAAATAATCTTTATTTTTCATTTTTACCCCATTTTTGCTCCATATAATCAATATATCTGTCTTGTTTTCTCGGACTATACATCATCCAAGCAATATAATAATCAAACCACCATTCTATCTTTTTAAGAATTTTTTTCATCTTTTTTAGATTTTTTTTCAGGTTTAGAACCCTTTTTATATGGTTTCTTTTCAATTTGTTCTTGACTTGACTCTTGACTTGGTTCCGACTTAGTCTCAACTTTGTTCATTGTAGCATTTTTCCATTCAGACTTAGAAATATACTCCCACATCATACCAACCATATTATGAGCTGTTTTATCATCAACTCTTTTGATTTCACCTACTTCAACTTCTTTACTTTTTTTAATTGCTCTGATTGTCTTCATATATTATAGTTTTAATTTCTTGATTAGTTTTTCCTTCCTTGAATAACTCAAATACTTTAGAACTCATATCATCCATGAAAATCAAAGATTCTGAACTGTATAAGTTCTCCAAACTATCTTTTTCAAGATTATGTTTAGTTACCTCTGAATTAATAATTCTCCTGTGAAATCCCATACCAAAATATAATAAAGTTATTTTGTTTGGTCAAACCCTTCTAACTTCTTTAAATTAACAATTTGAAATATATAAGACATTATTTTTCTTTTCATCATCGGAACAAATGTCTCTTTCATTGGATATGTGTCTTGGCATTTTATTTCAAAAACGGGTAAACTGTTATAAGCATCTTTTTCTTTCCATGAAGTATTTTCAGATATAATATCATTAAGACTGGTATCTTTTAAAGTACCGTTATATATTAAATTCATATAAGTCTTACTACTAGCACTATTACTTTTTTCTTTCTTTATTGAATATTCCCAAACATATATTTCATCATCTTGTTTCTCATAATAAACAGAAAACCCACAACTTGAACCTATATTGTTTTTATTTTTCTTTAAAGTTATTTGAATATTATCATAAACCAAGTTCCAAATGGATTTTCCTAAATTAAAAGCGTCAAAAACTTTTGAAGTTGAATACTTTATTGTCTTATCCAATTCCTCTTGTTCTTCCTCATTCAACTTTGGTGGTTTTTTTGGGAACAACTCTTTTAATAAGATTTCGTCATCGCAGTTTTCAAATTTCTTTTCGGTTAACAATAAAGTGTTTTCTTTAAGTAACGATTGTAAATTTGCTAAATGCAAAGATAATTCTATAAAGTCAGGATAGATTTCAAAATTATCAAATCTTTGTTCACATTTTTGTAAATAACCTAATAGTGTATATTTGTTATATTCAAAATCTACAGGTTCTTTAAACATCCACTCAGGATTTAGTCTAAACGACATCTTTTTCTTTTTCGCCATAGTCAAATATATAAAAATATATATAAGTTTGAAGATTAATTAAGTCTCACCACATAAAATGTTTCATCCTTAATATAATATTCACTAACATTTCCATCATAACTACCTACCATACCATATCCATCAGAGTCAATTAATCCTGTAATGAATTCGTCTTTATCTATATAATCTTCATAGTTTAAACCAAATTCATTCATATAATGTTGGACATTTCTTTTTACATCATCTAACAAATCATCAACTTTTTCCTCAATTAACTTTTCAGGAAAATCACCGTTTGGTTCTGATTCTATTTCTTCAATTTCTTCTGTAAGTTCCTCAATTTTTTCATTAGATTCCTCAATTTTTTCATTTAATTCTTCCTGTTCTTCATCATCTTCTGTATCATTCAACTCATCTTCCAATGAAGATACAAAACTTTCTAATTGTTGTATGGTCTTATTATTAAAATTAATCTTATCTTTTTGTTCATCCGAAAAATCTCTTTCAGACTCATCAAAATAAATTTCAGGATTATTTCTTACATCATCATCATAAAAATCTTCCATATAACTAACAACCGCATCCTCATCTATAAATCCCATTACAAAATTTTTGGAAAATCCTTCATATCCAATATCATCAATAAGTTGTTCTACATAATCTCTCGCGCTTGATTCCATTTCATCTTCATCTGCAACAGCGTATTCCTCATTGAGTGACTCAACAAGTTGGAATGTTGTCATATCGTAATGAGTTCCTTGTGGTATCAAGCTATAAACATCAATGTACTCATCAAACTCTGCAAGTTCATCCTCTAATGTTTCAACACTATCTAACAAATCAGTTCTTACATCTTCACTATCATTATATTCATTATTCAATCGTTCTATTTCTGACCTTAACGACTGTATTTTTTCTTTATCTTCATTTGTTAGAATTTGATAATCTCCTTCACTTTCCAAATACGCAAAAAGCGCATTTGCCTTTAATCCAATCTCATCAATGTTTGGATTAGTTAAGTCCCACTCACCTTCAGCTCTTCTCTCATCCGCCTCATTTCTTCTTTGTTCTATTATTCTACGAATTCTTAATTTCTCCTGTCTTTCTCTCTCTAGTTTAGCCCTTTCTTTATCTCTGAATATTTCAAGTTGTTCTTTGAATTGACTTTCTAAATACCCATTTACCGCTTCCATAATTTCTTTTGCTTGTGGATTGTGTTGTATAAACCATTTTTCAAACATTTTGTCATCTTTAGCGTTCCAAAAAGAAGAATCTCCGTCAAATTTTTGTAATAAAGCAACTTTGTAGTTAACATCCGATGTCGGTAGTGCTTTATCCAAAATATAAAAAAGTTTACCGTCTGAATTATACTGATTAAAATGGTGGTCACTATCTGCCGCAGTACACCATTTTGTTCCTTTACCATAATAACAAGAAGTCTCGTGAGTTAATGGATTTACAACTAAAAATCTATCATTTTCAAATACAACATTACCACCTTCAATTTTTTTATATTCTCTTCTAGGTTTATTTTGGTAATTATTTAAAGCCTTTAATAATTCATCAAGGCTTTGATATTGATTTATATCGGGTTTAGGTAGGTTTGAAGATACCTTTTCAAACGCGTCTAAAGTTGGCCCTATTTTAGACATATATTCTCCGAAATTGTCGTTTAATACCGCCATATCTAAAACCTTACCAACCCAATCCAAAAACTTTGGAGAAACCATGTTAGTTATTTTATCTAAAGTTTCTTGGTTGAACTTTCTGCCGTACTTAACTTTAAAATCATCTACCCTACTTTCTAAAATATATTCTGAAAATTTCATACTTTTTTTATTTAATAAATATAAACTCGTTTTTATATTTAAACAATCAACTATTTATAGTTCTACAATAAACAAATTAAATTTTAAATCATGGGATGCGGATGCAAAGGTAATCAAAATCCACCAGCACCTTCTACTCAAACTTCTCAAACAACTCAGTCTGGTCAAACTCAGAAACCTGTAGTTAATGAGACTGTAAAACAATCAATCAAAAAAACGATTGAAAAGTATTACAACGTGAGTAAGTCTTCTCAATAAGCTGGGGAAGTTATTAGTTAGAAGGGGCGAATAATTCGTCCCTTTTTTATATTTATTCATTATGAACGAAGAAAAGCAAAGAAGGTGGCTTAGAATGATTGATGATTTCAATGATAATGAGCAAGACCAAATAATTGATTTATTTGGTGA